CTTTGGCTTACTTGTCAAGAACTATTTTAAAGATCGTGGACGTCTTCGCCCGTTTTATGGGATGAATCGTCTTTCTCTTGAGGCGTCAAGGCGGACTCGGGACCGATTTTTAGAGTATCCCAGTCCACAGTTGAGGTGAACGAATCCATGCCTCCTCTACGCATCTTCACACAGTTCAGAGTGATACAAGCATCCTCATGATCCCATGTTTCTAACGTATAGGCCGCATCAGCAGCATCTAGGATGCCTTTTGCGAAACGTGCTTCTCCACTTGCGTCTGTTTGATATGGTGTCATAACAGTACAGTTGTACTCTTGTGCCATTTCTTTGAGGGCTTTACTAACTTCTATCTGCTCAGTCCAGTCATACTGACCACCTCTATTGGGAAGACTCGACCGCTTTACTTGGTTTATATAGTCAACAATAATGATACCTACGTTCAACGGACGAACTTTTTTATCAAGCTCGGCACGAATCTTAGCAAGGGTCAAAGAAGGTTCATAGATAACGTCAAGTTGCTGAGTCGGGAGGAGCTCACCTTCTTTAAGTCTAGTATGAAACTTACTAAAATCACGATGTTGTTTATATTCTTTCAAACGGTCTTGCCCCAACACGAAGCGTTCAGACCACCAGGTAGCTACCTTATCCCATTCAACAATACTAAGATTCTTAGTACGCAGACGAGAGAAGGGAACACCAGTGGCGATTGAACAGCACCGCTGTATGATATCTCTGCTATCCATCTCAATAGTGAAATACATAGCAGATTTACCAGAAGCGATAACACTGTTAGCAATGTTTGCACATATAACTGACTTACCAGCTCCACGCTTACCACCAACCATTACAAGATCCTTGGGAGAAAATTGTACTGAGTGGTCGTACTCGGCATTAAGTCCGAGAGGTATGTACTTAGCTATATCTTCTTCTGGTTCAAACAAGTCAATACGTTGCATACTTTCTTGTGGATCTTCCAAATCAACTCTACCTTCTATGTCTAAGACAATTTGATGTAGGTGATCGACAGACTCTTGTGCATCCTCAAACGCAACAGAGTTATCAATGAAATCTTCCAATGAATCCAGAATTTGTTTTTGAGTATACTCGTTCTTCAGATATTCGAGAAGCATATATGGTTCTGAATCGACCTGAACGGCCTCAACAGCATATAATTTATCTCTAGTATCTGAATCACGGATCTCAAGTTTCAGGTCTTCAATCGAGGGCATCTTATGAAATGTCTCGCAATGCTTTTCAATAACCCCGTAGAGGCTATGGTACTCTGCTGGCATATAATGCTTGTGAGTAACAGACCAAGTCTCAAAGTCTTGGACGGTCAGCACTTGCTTTATAAGCGCACTTGCAATATTCAATGAGATTCTCCCGAAATCATTACCTGAAAAAGTGAGCAGACCCCGAAGAGCCTGCTCGTTGAAACTATACTAGATAGTTATTAGCCAGCTGCTTTAGCAGACTTGGCCGCGCCATCATAGTCGGCGGCACTAATGCCTCGACGAGTTAGCATAGTCTTAACGCCACGAGCAGTTTTACCAATTGACTCAGCAATTGCTTCAACAGTCATGCCACCGATATCAGAAAGTGAGGCCAATGGATCTTCTTTAGAAGCGCCTTTGGTAGTTTCCTGACGGGGGATAGCGTCAATGTCACCAGAGCGAAGCAAGCTAAGAGCTTTACCACGTACTGAGTTGACAGAACGATCAAGAGCATCAGCAATAGCTTCAACAAATGCACCGTCTTGAACCATACCAACAAAAGTTACTTCTTCTTCTGGGCTATACGTGCGTACAGCTTCGACTTTAGGAGCAGGCTTTACATGGCCGGTTAGTTCCATAGACAAAATCTTGCCTTGGATTGACTTAGCAGAAAAGTGACCATCTTCAAAATGACCAGCGATCTCAGCATAAGTATATTCACCACTGTTGTCTGCAACGAATGCAGCTAGAGTAGCTTCTTGAGCATCAGTAAAGGCACGGGTAGCACCGGCTGAAGCTAATTCTACATCAAAGCCCATCTTTCGCAGTTTGCTAGAGATAGAACGAGTAGAGGTTTCAAGCTGGTCAGCTGCTTCTGCAACAGTAGCTTGTGTAATTGGGCTTTCGCCACCGACAAAATCGGTTAGTTGAGCTGTACGCTCATCAGTCCACTTAGGTAAGGACATATTTTTATTCTCCAATGAATTCTAAAAGGTTAGTTACAATTTGAACGCCAGCATCTCTGGCCTTCTTGGTTTTTGCGGACTCTATTCCGCTTTCGTTTACTAGGATTGTTACATCCTTTGTTAAGCTAGATTTGTGACCATACCCAACTTCTTCAAGTGCCGCGTGAGCCAAAGCCTTAGTTTTATAACTAACCAGCTTACCTGTGATACATACTGTACCCAGAGCTGTAGGCTTGCTACTAGGAGCGTCAAACTTGAAACTAAATGGTAGATTACCTAGCAGGTAGAACTCTTCGTCTAGCCATGCTAATAGGTTGGCTGTAGACTTCTCACCTAGGCCAGCCTCTTTACAAGTATCGTAGTCTATTTCATCAATATCTGTACAAACTTTTGATAATTTTGCTGATGCTGTTTTGCCTATTAGTGGAATACTAAAAGCCGGTAATAGCACATTTAGAGGTGCACCAGTGGAACGCTGAATCTCAGCATACAACTTCTCGCCTAGCTTCAAGGAGCCAAGACCTTCAGAGCAGTCATCTAAATCTAAACGGTACAGCTCATCAAGAGACTGAATATCTAGTTTTTGTACTGCTACTGGGCCAAGACCTTTGATCTTGAGGGTACTAGCGAAATGCTCCATGAGCTTCGATATCTTTGTTCCACAGGATGCGTTTCTACAATATAAGAGTTGATTGACTACTTCTAACACCGAACTACACGAGGGGCAGTTTGTTGGGGCTTCGATTGTGGTCATTTAGTTTCCTCTCAAATTGAATATGTATTATACGGAACTTTGGGTTTGTAGTCAAGAACTATTTTTGCGAAGGTAGCAATCAATCTATGCGTCTTACGACACGAGGTATGATCTCTCCTGAGCGTATTACTTCTACACTACAACCTATCTCAAGGTTGAGGTCGCGTATATACTCAATGTTGTGTAGTGTAGCCCTAGCAACAACCGCATCACCAATCGTAATCGGGGACAGGATTGCTACAGGACTTACAACCCCACTCTTGCCTATCTGCCATACGACATCTAGGAGAGTAGTCTCCACGCCAGTGGCTTGTTCTTTAAGAGCAAACGCACCGCGAGGATGTTTAGCAGTGTGACCCAAGTCTCTAAACTTGTTGCCATCCCATAACTTGTATACTGTACCATCCGTAGGATAGCGAGTACAATCGAACAAGGTTACAACATTAAAGCCACAACCATGACGAAGCCAGTTCATCTCCTCAGAGTAGTTATCATAAAGATTACTACTATCATAGGCTACAAAGACCAAGGGCCTTTGCATGAACTCTTCAAGACCCTTGAGTCCTTTAAGTCCGAGAGATCCCGAAGCAAAGTTACGAGAATTTGTAACACTACTTGGAGCAACAACTTCACCTGTAATCTGAACAACACCTGAGTACTTAATAATATTAGGTACTAAATGCTTCATCTTATCAGTGATGTCTCTACCATGTATGCCGTCACCGCGTGTTAACGCTAACGCTAACTCACCGTTGACATATAGAATAGATACTGCTGCTCCATCTAGTTTAGGGGATACTATGCATTCAAGAATGTTAATCGGAGCTTTAGTAATGTCAAAACACTTCTGCAACGAATACATTTGGTATGTATGTGGCACTGCATCAGTAACCTCATACCCAACTGTCGTGTAGTTATGTTTAGTTGCTAGGAAGTCAAACTCCGCATCTGAAAGAAGAGGAGTACCTTCGTAGTATAACTTACTTGCCCGATCTAAAAACTCTCGCATATTATTTCCCTAAATAAGAAAGTTTATTATACGCAGTTTTAAGATAAGAGTCAAGAACTATTTATACAGATCCTTAATTAAATCTAAAAAATGTTCCTCAACCATTTCTTTTGACTCTGCTAGTGATAGTATCTCTACCAACCCCATAAACATCTCGCGTGAGTTACTAAGATCAAGTGGCATTGCTACACCTTCAGGCGTAGGTTTCCATTCTTCATCGAAGTCCATGTAGTATTTACGCAAATGCAAATACTCTATGCCACGAAAGGTATTGATGGTTAGTCTAACCTGAACTTCCTTGAGAGAGTCATAATGTATTACACGGGAGTAGGCTTCAGGAGCCTCGTGTAAGTCCATTACGGTCTCCTATCGTTTTTCAAGATAGATGAGAGAGGTACTACACTAGATACACTTCCGGGCTTTAATAAACGGTACGAATCAGTATCCCAGCAAAAGAACAGAAGAGTATCATCTGTTTCTGAAGCGCGATTCTTTTTCTTCTGTATATAGGGCGTAGAGAAGTCGAGAGTACAAACATTGTATTTTAACTTTCTGGAGTGCTCACTACGATAGGTAATGATAGCGTCTCCATAATCATGCACTAACTGTGCCAGTTCTTGCTTTTTCACTATAGTTTCCTTCTGGTAGTAGTTTAGCAATCATTATTACTATGTACTTACTCAGAGGTGATTTATAGTAGATGCAAAAAAGCCCCACTAGGCGAACCTAGTGAGGTTTTTGTTTTATTACTCTTCGTTTGAAAGAAGAGTAGTAAAGTACTGTGCCGCTTTGCCTGTCAACTTAGAGATAATCTCTTCGTCAACTGCTTTGCCTGCATCAGTGATCGCGGCAGTAAGAGCTTCTTGAGCTGCTACTTTAGAAACACGAGTGCCTCCAGTAGAGCCTGTTGATGCTGCTTTTGCTGCGGGGGTCTTTTTAACGTAGACGCCAGCCTTTGTTAAAATCATACGAACACCATTTGGTGATTCGTCTAGTTCTTCTGCAATGTCTTTTACGATCTCCATAGATGTTTCTGGAGTAGGTGATGCTGCTTCGTATAGAGTTACTGCTTCTGCTTTTTTATCGTCATCCCAAGCCACTTTTCGTGTCCTCTTGTTAGGGTTTTTATTACCTGGACAATTGCCCAGAGTTTTAAGTTGCTGATTGTAAAATCGGTCGCCCATGGCTTCCTCTCTAAATTTGAAAGACTATTATATGGGATTTTAAGCTCCACGTCAAGAAATATTTTTCATAACCTCTGCAAGTTTACACCATACTTTTCTAAATGTAGTAGCTTGCCTAGCTCATACGCGGGAGCATACGCACTAAAACCGCCTGCTTGTACGCTAGAAAAGAAGGTGTCCTCACTATCTACATCTTGTACTATATAAATTGCGTAACATGGACAGCCATAC